AAGGGTTCGGGCGACGACCTGACCTACGTCCTGTTCGGCGTGTTCAGCGAGTGGCTGATCGCACGGGCTGGTGTTCTGGAGTTCGCCACCTCGACTCAGGGCGACACCCCGTTCGCCAACGACCAGACTTGGGTCCGAGCGATTATGTCGATGGACGCGGGCGCACGACACGTCAAGGCGTTCGCCCTCTGCGACGAGTTGCTCAACAGCTAGGTCTACGCTACCGAGTGACGCCTGCTGGTCCGGTTGCCTCACGCCGGGCCAGCGGGCGGCCTCCTCTCTGGAGACCACGGACATGGCCAAGAAGAAAGCCACCGGCGAGAAGCCAGCGGCCAAGAAGCCGAGCAAGAAGGACGCCGAGGTTCTTGTGCCGACCCGGTACACGATCCCGCCGTGCCCGATGTCTCGCAAGGACACGCTGGCCTACGTTGACAAGCTCAAGAAGGAACTGTGAGGTGAGCTGTGGCGTTGACGACCCTCGCCGATCTCAAAACGTATCTGGGCATCACCGATACGTCCGAGGACGATCTGCTCAACCTGCTGATCGCTGACGCCGACGCGGCCATCCTTGGCTACATCGGCAGGACCATCGAGCAGGCCACGCTGACCGAATATTACAGCGGCGACGCTTCGCAGATGCTCGTGCTGAAGCAGCGACCCGTGACGGCGGTCACCTCGGTCCACGTTGACGCCAGCGGGTACGCCGGGCAGGGCACCGGGGCGTTCGCCAGCACCACGGAGTGGACGGCTGGCGAGGACTTCTACATCCGCACCCAGGTCGAGAACGAATCCAACACCGGGGAACTGGTGGCGATCAAGGGGCCGGGGACGTTCACCGCTGACCACCAGCCGACGACCTGGGGCGAGTGGCCTGACGGGACCGGGAACATCAAGGTCATCTACACCGCCGGGTACAGCACCGTCCCGAGCGACCTCGCAGGCGGGTGTCGGATCCTCGTCTCGTGGATGCGAGCCAGCCGGGATAACGGGATGCCGGTGAAGTCGGAGAAGCTGGGTTCGTACTCGTACACCTTGCTGGACGACACGGGCATCCCAGAGCTGGCGACGATCAGGGGCATCTGCAACCGCTACCGGAACATGATTCTGATATGAGCCTGTCTGGACTCCTCACTCAGCGTGCGACCATCGAGCGATGGGCACGCACGGTTGACGACTACGGCGAGGTCACCCCGAGCTGGGCCAGCTCATCGACCGACGTGCCGTGCCTCGTCCAGCAGCGGAACGGCAAGATCGTTGAGACGGCAGAGGGCCGCGAGTACGAGTTCAGCGCGGTCGGGTTCTTCAAGCCCGGCGCGGACATCAGGCCGCAGGCGAGCGACAATGCGGACGGCGACCGGATCGTCGTGGATAGCGCGACGTATCAGGTCCGGGGCGTCGGCGACGAGACAGGGAAGGGCAAGATGCTCACCGTCTATCTGGAGGTCGGCTAATGGCCGGACTGAGTGCCGCGAAGCTGATGGGCGAGGTCAAGTGGCAGTTGGCGATGGCTCGTCGTAAAGTCACGCTGGAGGTTGGCGTCAAGAAGGCACTGGTCGCCATCGGCGTCGAGGTGACGCGGCACGCTAAGCTCCGCGTACCGGTCAGCAGCAAGGGGAGCGGTGGCCACAGGCCGGGCCACCTGAAGCAGTCGATTCGCTGGGAGATCCACGGTGCTGGACTTGATATGGAGGTCAGGATCGGCCCGAGTGTAGACTATGCCCCGTTTCTGGAATACGGAACCAACCGGATTGCTGGCGGTGATGTCAAGGCTCTGGGCACGGGCGACGACATCCAGGATTCGCAAGCTATATTCAGTTGGCCAGCGTTAAAGAAGAGAGGCGGCAGCAACCAGCAGATGCCGTGGCTGCGACCGGCAGCGACGATGGTACGGCCAAGAGCGAAGGCACTCATGACGGCGGCGATGAGGAAGGCTGGTCGTGGGAAAGGTGGTGGGTGATGGCCGATCTCTCAGAAGTCTGGAAGGGGCTGCGGGATGTCCTGGTGGGCGACGCGACGCTGACGGCGATGCTCGACTCGGCGTCGTCGGTGTACGAACGCGACCCGCCGCTTGAGACGGGGTTCCCGATGCTGACTCTGTGGCAGGTATCGGACGGGGCAGACAACGCGGTCAGTGCCTACGGCGAGTTCCACGCTGACGTGCAGATCGACGTGTGGTCGACCAGCCCGCGAACCAACGAGCAGATCAAGTCGCGTATCGACGAGCTGCTGGAGATCCCGAGAGTGGTGGCAACCGGGATAAGTACGACCAACTACGACGTGACGAACTGCACTAGGACCAACGCCCTGTTCGTTGGTACAGTAGAGATCGAGAGCGATGGAAAGCACATCCGGCACCTCGCCACGGAATGGCGGGTGACGATTCGGAAGACGACATAAGGAGATGACTCATGGCAATTGGCGACATTGTTGGTGGACCGGCTGACGTGGAGCTGGGGGCAGCAGCGTCGGAAGCGACCATCGGAAACACGACCGGGGGAGTCACCGCGACCGTCACGCCGCAGAACCGTGAGCGGATCGTTGACCAGTACGGATCGACCGCGCTGGCGATAATTCACACGGGCGACGAGGTGCGGGTGACGGTGCCGTGGGCTGAGTGGGCAGCGGCCACGCTGAATGAAATCTACGACCCAGGCACAGATGCCGGTACGAACAAGGGCATCGGTCGGTCGGCGGGGTACATCTACACGACCCAGTCGATGGACATCACGCCGTACCTGACAGCCGACGCCGCTAAGACCGTCGAGTTCTACTCGGTGACTCCCATCGGTGAGGTCGCCTTCAACTTCAACAACGACGACGACCGGATTATGGAAGTCGAATACGCCGCCCTTGCTGACGTGACCAAAACTGACGGCTCGCTTGTCGGATTGCTGAACCTGAGCTAGTCGCTGCTTGAGTCGCTCCCCCCCGAACGCTAGTCTAGTCGGAATCCACAACCGGCTGGCCTAGCGTTTTTTTCATGGGAGGATCACGGATGGCGAAGAAGAAGCAGCGGCCCGACACGCTCGACGTGGAGTTGTCTACGGGGGGCACAGTGACGGTGGGCGTGCTGTCATGGAAGGGATACAAGAAACTGAAGCCTGCCATCGTCGACCGGCTGGCGGCCAAGGCGGCAATCGCGTTTGCTGATCCGGCGATGGTTGATGGTGAGGCCGGGGCCGCTGCGATGGCTCCGCTGCTGGCCGGGCTGGACGAAGTTCTGAGCGAAGTCACTCCTCAATTCGTTGAGGCGTGCGTTGAGGATGCCGCCTCATTGGCAGAGGTGACGCGGCCCCTGGATTGGTTGAGGCTGCGGCAGGCGGCGGCCACCGTCAACGATCTGGAGGAGATCCTGGAGCTGGAGGGAAACGCGATGGCGGCGGCGATCAAGGCCGTGATGAGCCGCCTGACCGACGACGATGGTGGGTTCCAGTTGAACACCAACTCGCCTACGCCTACGGATGGAGCGTCCGAGACATAGATCGCCTCCCGTGGATCGAGGTCTTCGACCATCTCCACGAGATCATCCAGAGCAGGGTATCTGACGTGAGGTGGGCGTTGGCTGCGTCATCGTACCCGCACATGGAGAAGGGAGGCAGGAAGAGCGTCGACACGTCGCTCAAGGAATATGCCAGCGTCGAAGTGAGACCCGGCAAGACGACCGCCCAGAGCCTGAGCGCAGCTTACGACGACATGCCGGACGAGGGGCGACTGTTGTCCATCGGTAGTTGCCTGGAGAACGAGGGGATGGGCTACCTGGACCGTCGCAGGTATCATCGGGAGTGGCTTGCCGAGAAAGGCGTCTCGCCCGAAGATGCCCGGTTGCGTTATACTGAGTGGCGAGCCGCGAAGGACGCCGCCAAGGCCCGACGGTCAGGCGGTGGGGATCCGGTGGGTGGAGATGATTGATGGCGGACACGGTCACCCTCGGCACTGTGACGATGAACGGGCCGGTGGGCGGTGGCCAGAGTGTGAGGCCGCAGGATCGGTTCGTGTCGGGCCGCACTGTCAACGGAACGACATACACCTACCAGAAGAATGACCAGACCCAGAACGTGTGGGTGCTGTCGTTCAACGACCTGACGGCGGCCCAGAAGACCGCGCTCCAGACTTACTTCAACGATGTCGCGAAGGGTCCGAGCAACACGTTCAGCTATACGCATACCGACGCGACGGTCTACACCGGTTCACGTTTTATCGACAACGTGCTGGAGTTCTCGCGGATTGACGGCGGCAAGTTCTTCTCGTGCCAGATCAAATTGCTGATCGCCTCCGAGGTTGACGCCTGATGCCCGGTGACATCCAAACCCTGACCACAGTATTCACGGCGAGGACCGCACAGTTCCAGGCGGGCATCGCGCGGATGCAGGTGCGACTGAAGCAGCTTTCAGTGTCGACCGCCAAGGCTGGCAAGGCCATCGGTGCGTCGTTCGCGAAGATCGGCCTCGCGTCTGTCGCAGCAACCGGGTTTGCCATCGCGCACTTCGCCGCCTACGAGAAACGGATGGTGGCGGTCAAGGCCGTCACCGGGGCGACTGGGAAGGAGTACAAGGCTCTTCAAGCGAAGGCCAAGGAGATGGGTGCCACCACCATCTTCACCGCTGAGCAGTCAGCCGAAGCCATGCAGGTGATGGCGATGGCCGGGCTGAGTACCACGGAGGTCATGGCGGCAATCGGCCCGGCGATGGAGCTGGCAGCAGCCGGTGAGGTCAGCGTGGCCGAGGCTGCCGACATCGCGGCGAAGACCATGCGAGGCATGGGCCTGTCGACCGCCGAGCTGGGAACGGTCAACAACGTGCTGGTCGGGGCGTTGACGACGGCCAACACCAACATGACCCAGCTAGGCGAGGCGTTGAAGTACGTTGCGCCGCTGGCTGCCGGGACTGGCACGAGCATCGAGGACACGGTGGCAGCTATTGCCAAGCTGTCCGACGCCGGGTTCCAGGGGTCGATGGCTGGCACCGGGTTACGGATGGCGATGGCGAAGCTGGCCGGATCAACCCCGGCATCAACGGCTGCACTGAAGGAACTTGGAGTCGAGACGCTGGATTCAGCGGGCAACATGCGACCGCTGTTCGACATCATTACGGAGTTGGAGGGAACAAACCCCGGCAAGATATTCCAGATCTTCGGCGCACGGGCTGGACCTCAAATGCTGGCGATGCTTCAGGTTGGAGGCGACGCTCTCAAGGCGTATTCGCAGAAGCTCCACGAGGCAGATGAAGCGGGACTAGCTGCGAAGATCACGCAGGAGAAACTGAACTCCGTGTGGGGTCAGTGGAAGTTGATGATGTCGGCTGTCAGCGGCGTCGTCATCGACGCCGTCGATGGGATGCTGTCAAGCGTGCGAGGGCTGCAAGCCTCGTTCCTGTCGTTCTTCGACGACCAAGAGAAACGGCAGAAGTTGATCGACGGGCTGGCGGCGTTCTTCAAGAAGACAATCGTCGTGGTACAGGAGCTGGTCAAGTGGATGGTCCAACTCTCACCGGCCATCGGCAAGGTGTTCTCAATCATCGGTTTATTGATCGGGGGAATAGCATCGCTGTT